GCGATGGCCGAGGCGGAGCGTTCCGAACGCATACCGCTGTACATACAGGAGTCCGCCGGGATGACGGTGGACGACCTCCGGGCAGAGACGCTCTGCGGGCAGTACGACGTAATCTTCATCGATTACGTTCAGCTCGTCCCCGGACGGAGCCGGGACAGCCGGTTTGAGACCGTGACGGCGACGTCAATGGCGCTGCACTCGATGGCGCAGGAGCTCGGTGTGACGGTGGTCGCACTGTCGCAGGTGACGCCGCCGGAACCCGGAAAGGACGGCAAGCGCCGTCAGCTGCGCAAGGAGGATCTCCGAGAGAGCCGGCAGCTCCTCCAGGACGCCGAGGCGATCCTGATGATGGACCTCGCCGACCCGAAGGACTATAAGAGCCAGCGCGTTCTGATCGTCGACAAGAACAAGGACGGCGCACTCGGCAGCGTCCGGCTCGACTTCGACCCGGAGCACATGAGATTCACGACCGCGCAGCGCAGCGGCAAGCCCCCGCTGCCGGATCAGGTGACGTTCAAAGAGCTGCCGGACAACGGCGACGAGCTCCCGTTTTAGGAGGTGAGGCGCGACGAAGATCGGAGACAAAATCAGGTTTATCCCCTCAGCATGGACACAGTTCAGCGACACGAATTCCCTCAGCTCTTACGGCGTCAAGGGTGACGTCGAGGGCGAGATAGTCGAGATCAACTATGCGCACCGGTGGTACAGGGCACGGTACCAGGCGGGCGGCGCGACACTTTACGAAAGCTTCAAGTTTTAACCAAAATCAGAGTCTGGAGGACCTACGATGAGAACAACCGCGATTATTAACCTCAAGGGCGGCGTCGCAAAGACGACGACAGCCCTGAACATGGCCGCGATACTGGCCAAGGACTACAAGCAGCGCGTCCTGCTGGTGGACGCTGACAGCCAATGCAACTGCACCGAGTTTTTCCAGCGCGGCATCGCGCACCCCGGCACCCTCGCCGACATGCTGCGCGGCCTCGCGCCGTGCATCGAGCACAGCCGGTTCGACGGCGTCGACCTCCTGCCGGGAGACGACAGCCTGATGGACCTTGACCTGACGAAGATCGAGACCGGCAGCGCCTCCGCCGTGTGCCTGCGTGAGCTGACCGCGGAGCTGGGCGACAGGTACGACCGGATGATCATCGACTGCCCTCCGGCGTTTAATGCGGCCTCCGCCGCGGCGCTGGTGGCGGCGGACGAGGTCATCATCCCGATCAAGCTCGACGCGTTCAGCCTGCGCGGGATGGCTAACATCATGCAGCAGGTCAGTAATATGCGCAAGATTAACGACAGCCTCACCGTCGCCGGCATCCTGCCGACGATGTGGTATAAGTCCGATAACATCATCGAGGCCGAGAAGATGCTGCGCGAGTTCGGGCTCCCGGTGCTGCCGCATGTGCGGCGCACGAACAAGGTCGACGACATGACCTTTGCGCAGGAGCCGCTTGTTATCAGCTCGCCGAAGAGCGCGGCGGGCGTCGATTACCGCCGCGTCGTCGCGGCGCTTATGTGAGGAGGTGCGGTCATGGGATTCGATTTAGCATCGGTGCTCAAGAATGTGCCCGAATCGGGCACAAATGACGGCCGTGAGCGCATCGAGTACATAGGGCTCGACAGGCTGCACGACGACCCGAATAACTTCTACTCCCTCGACGGCATCAAGGAGCTTGCCGAAAACATCGAGTTTGCGGGGCTCCAGCAGCCCGTCCGCGTCCGCCGCGATGCGGAACACAGCGGCGAGTACATCATCGTCAGCGGCCACCGCCGCACGGCGGCGATGCGCAAGATCGTCGAGGACGGCAACAAGGCCTTTGAGACGGTGCCCTGTATCGTCGAGGCCGACGGCGGCAGCGAGGCGCTGCGCGAGCTGCGCCTGATCTACGCTAACTCCGACACCCGCCGGATGTCCTCCGCGGATATCTCGAAGCAGGCCGAGCGCGTCGAGGCGCTGCTCTACCAGCTCAAGGAGGAGGGCGTCGAGTTCCCCGGCAGGATGCGCGACCACGTCGCCGAGGCCTGCAAGGTGAGCAAGTCGAAGCTGTCCCGCCTGAAGGTCATTCGCGATAAGCTCGCGCCGGATATCTACGCCGGGTACTATGAAAAGGGCAAGCTACCAGAGGACACGGCCTATACGCTCGCTAAGCTTCCGGTCGAAGTCCAGCGTGACATTGTTGACCGCGCGACGCGGGATGGGCGGCAAAACATCCAGTATCTTTACGCGGCCAAAGTCGAAGATCAGGGCAAGGACATCGCGCGTTTCAGCAAAATGGCCTGCCGCTGCGAGCAGGGCGGAATCTGTATCAATGTTCCAAACCTGATGGATAAACTCTATGACACTCGCGGATGGCGAGGCTATACGCACTGCGGCTCCGGCTGCTGCTACGACTGCGTCGAGCTTGCGACCTGCTCAAAGTGCTGCTCCCGCATGGCGGTAGTCAAGGCGCAGAAAAAGGCCGAAAAGAAAGCGGCCAAGGCCGCGGAAGCTGCGGTGCAGGCCGAACGCGACAGGCCGGTGATCGACGCGCTGCGGCTCCTCTGGAACCGGATGGGCGAGGCCTGTAAGAGGGCGGGCGTCGATTACAGCGAGGTCTGCGACAAGGCCGGCATATACGCCACCCTGCCTCCCAAGGACGCGACCGTGCTGCTTGACGGCGGCGGCAAGCTGACGGCAGACACCTGGCCTCCGTTCGGCTGCGTCATAGGCCGAGACGATATATCGAGCCTCGTCAAGCTGGCCGATCTGCTCGGCTGCTCGCTGGATTATCTCTTTGGCCGCGATGTGCCCGAATCGGGCACCGGCACGAATTATTTTTGCGCCGACGGAGAAAGGAAGAACGGATGAAAGCGGCTTTAATCAGCATACGCCCGGAGTGGTGTGCGAAGATCGCGAGCGGCGAGAAGACAATCGAGGTGCGGAAAACGCGCCCGAAGCTGGAAACGCCGTTTAAGTGCTATATCTACTGCACGAAGGACGCGAAGAAACAGTTTTGGACAGGGCCGAAGTATTCCTATGCGGACGACCACAGCCATAACGCGTTTGATAAATGTGGGAGCGGAAAGGTCATCGGCGAGTTTCTTTGCAATCAGATTATTGAGGATCACACGTTCGGTCTCAATGAAAAGTTTTACACAGCGGCTTGCATGAGCGCATGCGATGCGGCGGCGTATGCATTGCAGTCACCGATGTACGGCTGGAATATCTCCAATCTTAAAATTTATGATGTACCACGCGAACTGGCCAGTCTTACCGGCCTACGCGCTACGAGGTTCGGCGCGGCACCGTATGATATCAAGCGCGCCCCGCAAAGCTGGTGCTATGTGGAGGAGGCAGACAATGGCAATAAGTAAAAAGACCCGTGAGGCTGTCTATCAGAAATACGCCGGGCACTGTGCATATTGCGGCCGGCCGCTCGCCTACAAGGACATGCAGGTCGACCACTTTAGACCGCTGCGAGCATGGGACGCGGAGGATGCAGGAACCGACGATATCTCGAACCTCATGCCGGCGTGCCGGATGTGTAACCATTATAAGCGGGCAAACAGCATTGAAACGTTTCGCAGATACATCCGGGAAATCCCGCAAAAGCTCCGAGACAATTACATCTACAAGGTTGGCCTTGCTTATGGCACCGTCACAGAGCGCGAAAAGCCGATAGTGTTTTATTTTGAATTATTTTGAGGAGGAAAATGTCAATGGATGCTCAAGCTTCTGATGTTGCGCCGGTGAATAGCTATTGGGAAAGTTATTCGTGTTTGCAGTTTATGGGGACAGATGAATGGGGCGAACCGAAATGGCGCGCTGGTAGGTTTTACGTCTGCCACAACTACAAATGCCGATGGAAAACGGTTGTAAAAAGTAACTTCTGCCCCAACTGCGGCGCGAGAATGGACGGTGAAGAGCCGTGAAAACAGACAGAGCACTTCACGCGCCCCTCACGATAGACCTGTCTGACATTACATGGGATACTCCGATTTTGCTTCGAATTCCCATCCTCCCCGGTTTCCCGGGCATCATGGAGTACAAGGGCTATATTTCAGATCTTGAGTTCAACTCTGGGGCGAAACAGTTGTCCTTGACGTTCGACATACCCGGCTCGGAGAAAAAGCGGCATGAGTAAGAGCGGATTACTCGCCCGGCAGAAGGCCGAGCGCGAACTGTGGACGATCAAGGTGATCGCCTATACCGAGCAGCAGACGCTCGATGCGGTCTGCCTCGCACTTGCCGAGGGCTTCGGGTTCGGTGAGGAGCGGCTGAAACGCTTCCACGATGCGTTCAATGCCAAGTACGCGGAAATCCGAGAACTTGAAAAGGGCGATACCAAGGATAACGAGTACGCCATCGCCAAGCAGGAGGCCGCGCTCAAGGCGGCCTGTGGTAAGTACTATTCGCCTCGCGAGGTGCGGTATGATATCAAGATCGTCACGCGAGACGGTAAACAGCACAAATTGTGATAAGGAGGAAGTTAACAATGCTTTGTCCATTTAAGCGCGTAACCACCCGCCTCCCCAGCGGTCAGACTAATGGTCAGGCCTTTGGCCTTTGCAGTGAGGACAACTGCATGGCCTACTATGTAAAAAACGAGTACGACACCAAGCCGCCGTTTTCGGTAATTGGCAGTCGTCCCGCTTGCCGGCTCATAGAGCATCCGTATGCCGCACCGATAGCGTACTGCTCCATGTTCGGCTCGGACGACGAGGGGGCAAACCCGGAGGCGCTGGATGATGAATAAACCTGGCATTAACTATCTTCCAGATGTGGAGTTTCGAGGCCATATCAGCGATACGAACAACTGCGTTTGCTCCGGTTGTCACAAGATGGACTTCGTCTTCAAACTAACAGTACCAGACACAGGGTATCACGATGGTAAGCGCCTTTCAACGAAGTATCACGGATACTGGATGTGCGTCGATTGCGTTGCGAAGGTCGCGAGGTGTTCTGATGCAGCGGTAAGGGAGCTGTACAAACTGTAAATAACAATTCTTCCGCCGGGTGAGCCAGACTCCACGGGCTATGATTCAGGAGGTAAAACATGCCCGAGAGCATAGCCCTTAACTGTGACTGCATGGAGTACATGCGGTCACTGCCCGACAAGGCGTTTGACCTTGCCGTGGTTGACCCGCCGTATGGTGGCGGATGTTCACAGTCTGTTAAAGAAGAGAGAGAGACGGGCTCCACGGCGGAGCTGCTGACTACGAAAGCAAACCTCGGTCGCGATTCGGCGGCATCTTCGACCGCTACTATATCGGCAGCCCGGACAGGTGGGACATGGGCGGCGAAGTACCGCCAACGAACACTGGGGCTGATATCCGTCATTGGGATATCGCCCCGATTCAAGAATACTTCGATGAGCTTGCCCGGGTGAGCAAGAGCCAGATAATCTGGGGCGGGAATTATTTCAACCTCCCGCCGACGCGCTGCTTTCTGATATGGCGCAAGCTAAATATTCCGCTTGAGGGGTTCAGCATGGCTCCTGTGGAGTATGCGTGGACATCTTTCAATCTTAACGCCGCAATGTGCGAGTTTTTCTCCTCCGGCGGCAGCGGCCGCGGGGAACGATTTCATCCGACGCAAAAGCCCGTAGATCTGTATACATGGATCTTCAAACACTATGCCAAGCCCGGCGACCGAATCCTCGACACGCACCTCGGCTCCGGCAGCAGCCGCATCGCGGCGTACAGTCTCGGCTTTGACTTCGTCGGCTGCGAAATCGACAAAACATATTTTGAACTTGAGGAGAAGCGCTTCGAGACCTTCGCCTCACAGCAAAGCTTATTTTACTAATTAAACATTGCGGTCTATGGCCATGAGGCAGAGGACGTCAGGAGTATGCACATGGCTTACCGCAAAAAAATCATCTCGGCCGGGCCGCTGGTCAAGGAGATCATATACCCGTATCGCTCAGGCGGCAGCAGCCCAAACGGCCGGCGGCGCACCGGGACGAGCTCGGAAGCGCAGCGCCGGATGAACGCTATTTATTCATGGCAGAAACTTGAGCTGCTGCTCGCGGCGAACCTCGTCAAGGGCGATGTCGTCGGGTGCCTGACCTTCGACGACTATCACCTCCCGGAGACCCGCGAGCAGGTCCGGAACAAATTCAAGTGGTTTCTCGACAAGCTCCGGGCAGCGCGCGAGGAACGAGGACAGACCCTCGTCATGTTCTGGTCGATTGAGCACCTCCACGGCGAGGGGCGCTGGCATATACATATAGCGTGCAACGCTACCGGCAACGACTATGAAGAAATGCTCCGGCTATGGGGGCAAGGCGAGTGTGAGTTCAACGCGCTGCGTGTGGATAAGAAGAAGAACTATGAGACCTTAGCCCGGTACATGGCCAAGGAGGAACGGGACAAGGTAGGGCAGCGCTCTTGGAGCTACACCCGCAACGCCAAGAAGCCGGAAGTTGAGAGCTTCTCCGTGCGGGAGTTCGCGCCGCTGCGCGTGCCGAAGGACACGACAGTGTTCGAGGACGTCCGCAGCCGCGGCGAATGGCAGTACATCAAATACGCTTATAACAACGCGCTTAAGGTTCGGCGGCACCGCAGACGCCGGTCGTAGATTGTGCCCGATTCGGGCACCGGAAAATCTTTTTTATAAATTTTTTCTGGCTTGAAACCTATGTTATTAAAAGGAAAGGAGTGCTGAAAAGTATTGCAATCCCAAGGTTTTTCTGGTAAACTAACAGTGAAAGACGGGTTCCTCCAGTGCCCGACCTGCCGCGGCAATAAAAAGCTGCTCAAGATCGAGCCGGACACAACGGCGACTAATCTGGTCGTCTTCTGCCGCTTCTGCAAAACCGAACATCGGATCGACATCAGTCGGGGCCAGTGCTTTAAGAGCCGGGGCCAGTGATAGACACATGAGTGTGTTTGTCGCTGGCCCCGGCTCTTTTTCGTTTCCCGGACAGCGCCGAGGCGATAGCCGGCGCACGGGGAAGAAAAGGCCGGGTGTCCGCGTATGAGTCAATCCTGGGCGAGAGGGTTCTACTCCGGCAAGGCGTGGCTGCGCTGCCGCGCTGCGTTCATCGCCAAGCGCCGCGCGATCGACGGCGGGATGTGCATGGACTGCGGCGAGAGGCTCGGCTACATCGCGCATCACTGGCCGGTCATGCTGACGGCCGAGACTGTCAACGATCCGGACATCGCGCTTAACCATGCAAATCTACGGTGGGTCTGCAAAGAATGTCACGACAAGTATCCCGGGCACGGCGTCGCGCCGTCGCTCACGCCGCTGATCCGCTTCGACGCTGACGGCGACCCTATCCCCCCGTAATTTTTCTGCGGCTTCGGCCGCTCCTGACCGCCGCCCAGCCTCGGAAGAATACACAGGGTCGCGCAAGGCCCCCCACCGAAAGCGCAAAAATCGGGCAGAAGAAAAATATCAACAAAGACCCCGCGCACATGAGGAAAAGCCGCGAAAGGAGGGCGAAAATGGGACGAAATGCAAAGCCAAAGACCAAAGCTGACCGGATAAAAGCCGAGAAAAAACGGCTTGAATCCATCTACCAGGACATAGACCCCGTTCGCCAGAAACTCGCCGCTCCGCTCATCGAACGCGCCTCTTTCATGCGCATCGAGTGCGAGGATCTCGAAGCTGACATCAAGGAGAACGGCTGGACTGAGATGTTTACCCAGTCTGCAAACGTTGAGCCTTATGCCCGTGCCCGTCCGCAGGGGCAGAGTTACCAGAGCCTGAACGGGAACTACCAGAAGATTATCCGGCAGCTCGACTCCATGCTCCCCGCCGTTGCCGGCAACAGCGAGGACGACGGCTTCGGCAGTTTCGTCACGGGGCGTGATGACCCGTGACAAAGCGCAGGTCGTATCCCCTCACTTTCGCCCCGATACGCGAGTACTGGACGAAAATCGAAAGCGGGCAGGAAGTCGTCTCGCAGAAAATTTACCGGACCTACCGGCACATAGTCCGCCGCATGGACGGAAAAGGCTCGGAGTACTTCTACGACCCGCGGCGCGCTAACCACGTGATCGAGTTCGTCGAGAACTACTGCCGGCACTCCAAGGGAAAGCTCGGCGGTCAGCTCATTCAGCTTGAGCTTTGGGAAAAAGCGATGCTCGCGACGGTGTTCGGCTTCGTCGACATCGAGGGCAACCGCCAGTACCGCGAGGCGATCCTGATCGTCGGCAAGAAGAACGGCAAGAGCCTGCTCGCCTCGGCGATAGGCCTGTACATGCAGCTTGCCGATTCTGAGCCCGGCCCGGAGGTCTATGCAGTCGCTACCAAGCGCGACCAGGCTAAAATCATCTGGTCCGAGGCAAAGCGCATGGTGCAGAAGTCCCCGACGCTGCTCAAGCGTGTGCGGCCGCTCGTCGGCGAGATCGCCAGCGACTATAACGACGGCGTATTCAAGCCGCTGTCCTCTGACAGCGACACGCTCGACGGCCTCAACGTTCACTGCGCGCTCCTCGACGAGATTCACCAGTGGAAGAACGGGCGGCAGCTGTACGACATCATCGCCGACGGTATGTCAGCCCGTGAGCAGCCGCTGCTGTTCATCACCTCGACCGCCGGCAAGATTCGTGAGGATCTGTACGACGAGAAGTACGAGGAAATCGAGCGGGTAATTAACGGCTATGACGATCCTGACGGCTATCACGACGACCGCCTCATCGCGTTCGTCTACGAGCTCGACGCCCGCGCAGAGTGGACAGACCCCGCCTGCTGGAAAAAGGCCAATCCCGGCCTCGGCACCATCAAAAGCTACAGAACGCTCGCAGAGAAGGTCGAGAAGGCCAAGGCGAACCCCGCGCTTGTCAAGAATCTGGTCTGTAAAGAATTCAACATCCGCGAGACCAGCTCCGAGGCGTGGCTCACCTTTGAGGAGCTCGACTGCCGCGACACGTACAAGCTTAACCCCTCGGAGCGGATCTTCGTCTGGGTGCATGACGGTGTTGAAAAGGTGCTGCCGTATCCAACCTACGGCATCGGCGGAGTCGACCTGTCGAGCACGACCGACCTCACGGCCGCCCGTGTCATCTTCCAGGTTCCCGGGTGTGAGAAGATCTTCTCGATCTCTATGTACTGGCTGGCCGAGGATCTTCTCACCAAGCGAGTCAACGAGGACAAGATCCCGTATGACAAGTGGCTCGACCGCGGGTTGGTTCAGCTCAGTCCCGGCAACCACGTTCACGCGAAGTATGTCAAGGAGTGGTTTGTCTACGTTCAGGAGGAGCTGGACATCTACATCCCCTACGTCGGATACGACAGCTGGAGCGCGACCTACTTCGTTGAGGACATGGCTGACTACTTCGGCAAGATGTCAATGATCCCGGTCGTGCAGGGCAAGAAGACGCTCAGTGAGCCTATGAAGCGCCTCGGCAATGACCTCGGCAGCAAGCGCATCATCTACAACAACAATCCGATCGACAAGTGGTGCCTGGCGAACACGGCTTACGACGAGGACGTTAACGGCAACATCCAGCCGCACAAGACCAGCAAGCCGACCCGCCGCATTGACGGCACGGCTGCGCTGCTGGACGCGTACACCGTGTTCCTGGACAAGCAGGACGAATACCGCGACCTGATCGCATAGGGAGTGATGCTTTGAGCATATTCGACAGATTCATAAATAAGACAATTTCCCGCGTCGACCTTGTGACTGAGCGCGGCAACGGCTTCTTTGCCTGGAACGGCAAAGCTTACCAAAGCGACATTGTCCTCTCAGCCATTCGGCAGGACGTGAAAGCCGTCGGCAAGCTGACGCCGAAGCACGTCCGGGAAAGCTTCACCGCCGACGGCAAGCGCAAGATCGACATAAATCCGGAGCCTTACATCCGGTTCCTGCTTGAGGAGCCGAACCCGTGGATGACGGGCTCGGTGTTCCGCGAGAAGCTGATGACTCAGCTCAAGCTCAACCAGAACGCTTTCGCGCTGATCCTGCGCGATGACAACGGGCTGCCGGTCAATATCTATCCGATATCGGCCTCCGGATGCGAGGCAATCTATGACCGCAGCGGTGAGCTGTTCCTCAAGTTCTTTTTCAACAACGGCAAAATTTTTACTTTCAGGTACACGGACGTGATCCACCTGCGGGACAACTTCCACAAGGACGATATCTTCGGTACGCCGATATTCCCGGCGCTCGAACCGCTGATGCAGATCGTGTCCGTCACCGACCAGGGCATTGTAAAGGCCGTCAAAAACAGCTCGGTCATCCGCTGGCTGCTGAAGCTTAACAGCTCGATGCGGAAGAAGGACGTTGAAGAGCAGGCGAACAGCTTCGCCAAGGCGTTTCTCGACGTTGAGAACGGCCGCGGAGTGGCCGCCGTCGACGCGAAGGCGGACGCTGTGCAGGTCAATCCGACCGACTACGTGCCGAACGCCGCGCAGATGGACCGAACCACGAAGCGCATTTATTCGCTTTTCGGAACTAATCAGAAGGTCGTTGACACCTCACGCAGCGAGGCCGAGTGGGGTGCCCACTTCGACAGCGAGGTCGAGTGGGTGCAGAACCAGCTCAGCGAGGAGTTCACCCGGAAGCTGTTTTCCCGCAAGGCGCGAGCCTTCGGGAACAAGATCGTATTCGAGGCGAGCGCTTGGGACTGCGCAAGCATGCAGACCAAGCTCAATCTCGTTTCACTCGTCGACCGCGGCGCTCTGACGCCGAACGAGTGGCGCGCTGCGTTCAACCTCGCGCCAGTCGACGGCGGCGATGAACCGATACGGCGTCTTGACACCGCGCCGACAAAGCAAATAGGAGAGGAGGCATCATCCGGTGAGAATTGATGTAAAGGGCACCATCGTCAGCAGCGATGAGGCCTGGATCTACGATTGGTTCGGAATCGAGAACACGAGCCCGAAGCCAATCAGGGACGCTCTGGCGAGGGCCAGAGGCGAGCCCGTTGACGTCTACATAAACTCCGGCGGCGGCGATATCTTCGCCGGGTCGGAAATATACTCTGAGCTCAGAGCCTACAAAGGGCCGGTCGCATTGCATGTGACCGGCCTTGCTGCATCTGCGGCCTCGGTGATCGCCTGTGCAGGCCCGTCGGACATCTCGCCGACGGGGATGGTCATGGTACATAACGTGTCCGGCAGCGCTGCCGGGGACTACCACACCATGGACAAGCACAGCGACGTCCTCCGCAAGGCGAACGAGACGATTGCCGCCGCCTATGTGGAGAAAACCGGCATGACGCTTGATGCGGCACTGAAGCTCATGGACGAGGAGACGTGGCTCTCCGCAGCTGACGCTGTGGAAAAAGGTCTGATCGACAAGGTCAGCGAGCCCGCCGTCCGCATCACAGCCGCCTGCTGCACGGTGCTGCCGGCGGAAGTGATCAACAAAATGCGCAACTCGATCAAACCGCCCGAGGGCGAGCCCGCGGACGATCTGATAAAAGCCAAGGCCAAACTCAAATTTTATGAACTGAAAGGAAGATCTCTCACATGAAGAAAGAAATTTATCTCCAGAAGCGCGGCGAGCTTATGAATCAGGCCCAGCAGCTTCTGGACGCCGGTGATACCGAGAAGTTCGAGGATGTCACCAAGCAGATCGAAAAACTCGACAACGAGTACGAAGAGTCCAGCAAGCGCCAGGCGAACCTTGACGCGCTCAAGGACCGTGTCGCCGGCCCTGACTTCGCCGCCGCTGCCGCTAACCCGCAGTTCGGCAACGTGGTCGGCCGCTACGAGCAGGGCGCGCCCGACGATATGTACGACTCCGCCGAGTATAAGGCGGCGTTCCAGGCATACGTTTGCCGCGGCGTTCCCATCCCGGCGAAGTTCTCCAACGCCGACCAGAACACCAAAACCAGCGATGCGTCCGTAGTCATTCCGACCACGACCGTCCAGAAGATCTATGAGGCGATGGAGCGCGTCGGCAACATCCTGCCGCTCGTCACCCGCACGAACTTTGCCGGCGGCATGTCCGTGCCCACCTCCAGCGTCAAGCCGACTGCGACGTGGGTCGCTGAAGGCGCAGGCTCCGACACCCAGAAGAAGACCGTCTCTTATATCTCGTTCTCTTACCACAAGCTGCGCTGCGCAGTCCGTGTCAGCTACGAGATGGATAACATGGCTTACGGTTTCTTCGAGGCACAGCTGGCGCAGAACGTTGCCGAGGCGATCGTCAAGGCCGAGGAGACCGCCATCTTTAAGGGCACCGGCAGCGGCCAGCCCAAGGGCTTCCTGGCCGAGACCGCCACGGGCAACATCGACATCGCCAACACCAAGCACATTTCTTACGCCGACCTCTGCAAGGCCGAAGGCCTTGAGGAAGACGACGAGGCCATCTGGGTTATGACCAAGGCGACCTTTATGAACGAGATTCAGGGCATGGTCGATACCGACGGTCAGCCCGTCGCCCGCGTCAACTATGGCCTCAACGGCAAGCCCGAGTACTACATCTTCGGCCGCCGCGTCGAGATTGTCAACAAGGCTTACATGGATGACGCGAACCCTAACCCGACCGCCGACACCATCTGCGCCGCGCTCTACAACTTCCGCAACTACATTTTCAACAGCGGCGTCGCACTGCGCTTCCGCCGCTACACCGACGACAAGACCGACGATGAAGTTACCGTCGCGATCGAGGTCTGCGACGGCAGGAGCGTCCAGAATCAGAGCCTTATCACGCTGACCAACAAGAAGGCGGGCGGCTAATGTGCCCGAATCGGGCACAAGTGCGTGGGAGGTGCTTAAATGGCGATTCTCGATGATGTAAAGCTCTCCATCGGCGGGCTCTCCCACACAAGGCTCGACAGCGAGATCGAGGCGGCTATAAACGCGGCCTGCCTCGATCTCCACATCGGCGGAGCGGAGAGCGTGGACAATGCCTGCAACGCCGACCCCCTCGTCGTTCAGGCTATTAAGAACTACTGCCGTTACTGGTTCAACTATCAGGGAAACGGTGAGTTCTGGTTCAGCTCGTACAAGGCGCTGCGTGATTCGATGGCGCTGTGCGGGATCTATAACGGGGGTGACGACGATGAAGAGTAACCGGACACCGTTCACAGATCTGTGCAAGCTCATCGCGGTCAAAAAAACCTACGACGACGCGAACCACTATGAGACGGAGGACGTGCCGACCGAGGTGCTCTGTTCCGTCTCCCAGGGCGTCGGCCGCACAGAGTTTTACGAAGCTCTCAAAGCCGGCGTCAGGCTGTCCGTGGTCGTTGAGGTCAACGAGTTTGACTACGACGGCCAGACCGTGCTGGAGCACGACGGGCACCGGTACAGCATCGAGCGCACGTATCCGACCGGGTACGGCACACTTGAGCTGAGCTGCGCGGAGGTGACGCGATGACGATAGATGAACGCATCACCGCGGCCGTGACGCCGGTCATGCCGGAGGTCGCGCCGCAGATCTATGAGGGCAGCGCCCTCACCTACTGCACCTACAACTACGACGAAATGCCCCAGCTGCACAGCTCCGGAAAGCCTCGGCGCATCACCTATCTGTGTCAGCTGCACCTCATGCTCCCGCTGGGCGCTGCTTCCGTAACGCTCCGCCGTGAGCTCTGCCGGGCTCTGTGGCACGCGGGCTTCACTTGGCCGCAGATCACCGACGCCTACGACGGCGACGGGCAGCACTGGGTATTTGAGTTCGAGGGCAAGGAGGCGCTGGGGGATGGCTAAGTTCTCCTCCGACGTCGGCCAGCTCATGCTGGACATGCAGCAGATCGCAGAGATTCCGGAGGACGTGATCGACGAGATGCTGCAGGCCGGCAGCAAGGTCGGCGTTGAAGCGATGCGCCGGTCGCTGCGCCGGATGGGGCTCGTCAAGACCGGGCAGCTGATGAACAGCATCGTTGCAGTGCGCAAGACCGGGAAGGACGGGCGCATCTACTATCTGGCCTACCCTAAGGGGAGGCGCAAGGCCGAGCCGCACGTGCTCTCGGTCTCCAATGTTAACCGGGTAAATCCGCTGCACACCTACGCCAAGCCGCCGACCAACAACGACGTCGGCTTTGTGTGGGAGTTCGGCGCCCCGAAGCGCGGCATACAGCCGCGGCAGTGGATGCGCACGGCTAACGAAGAAAGCGCGGACGACGTAGTCGCCGCGGAGTTCAAAGTTTATGATGATTGGCTCAAATCCAAGGGATTTTAGAAAGGACTGACACATGGCTAACGAAAAACATTATGTACCGTATGGCCTGAGGGACATCTGGTTCGGAGAGTATTCGTACTCTGACGGTGCGATATCCTACGCCAACCAGCAGGTTCTCGGCCGCGGCATCACGGCGACGTTCGACCTCAAGTTTGCCGAAGGCCGTCTCTACTCCTCCGGCGCGCTGAGCCGGTACAAGAAGAAGCTCACCGGCGGTTCGATCTCGCTCAACGTCGAGGATCTCCCGCAGAGCATACAGAAATCCATTTTCGCCGCGACCGAGTACAGCCGCAATGTTGGCACCGGCAGCAGCACCGCAGTCAAGAGCATCGGCTACAACCGCAACAGCGGCGGCCGTTACGTGGGCATCGCAACCTACGTCCCGGCAGACGAGGCATCCGGCGACGGCTACATCGGCGTGTTCGTGCACAAGGCGATGTTCGGCCCGCCGAGCATGTCTTACCAGACCGAAAACGACAGCATCCAGTGGACGACCCCGACCACGACGGGTGAGTTTGTCGACCCGGACGGCACTCAGAGCGACGGCTCCCCGTGGTCTCAGATCGAAATCGCGGAGTTTGCCACCGAGGCCGCGGCGCTGGCATGGTGCAAGGCCTGTCTGGGGGTGACCGGATGAGCGACATCCGCAGCGTGGTCATGCCCAGGACGATCAACGGCAAGGTCTACCCCCTGACCGTTAACTACAACGTCATCGCCGATATACAGGCGGAGCTCGGTAACCTCCGGGAACTGCTCAAGCCCTCGAATTACCTCAAGGTCGCTTCCGTCGCGCTGGCAGCAATGCTCAACGAGGCCGCTTATCAGATGGAGTGCCCGGAGCGCTTCGACTCCCGCAGCGTCGCGCAGTATTTCCCGCCGATCACGGACATGGCAGCGGCGACCACCGAGGCCGTCAAGATCGTCAAGTTCGTGCTGGATGCGATGATCGACCCGGAAGAGGCCGGGGACGCGCCCGAAGGGAGCGCCGAAAAAAACTGAGCTCCGGCGCACTGCCGGAGCTGAAAATTGATTTTGCGCAGGCGCTCGCGGTCTGGCTGATGCGGTTCAACGGCACGGAGGAGAGCTTCTGGCACGGGCTCTGCCCGCGCCGCCTGAACGCTCTGTGCAAGGTGCTGCTGCCGCAGCAGCGCCCCCAGCCGCTCCAGAACCGCGATAAACCGTCGGCGCGTGAGTTCTTCCTCGGAGGTGATTAAGTGGCGACACGCAAAGTAAATACCGAGTTCACGGTCACCGGTGAAGAGAAGCTCAGACGGGCAATAACCGAGATCAACAACGGCGCGAAGGTGCTCAAGTCCGAGATGAATAAGCTCACTGCCGAGTATGACGGCAACACCGACAGCGCCGAATTTTTAACCCAGAAATACGACATCCTCGAACGCCAGATGCTGACGCAGAAGGACAAGGTCGGGGCTCTCAAGCAGGCCGTCGCCGACTCCGCCGAGGCTTACGGCGAAGCTGATTCCCGGACGCAGAACTGGATAATCCGGCTCAACAACGCCGAGGCCGCCCTCGCCAAGACCTACGGCGAGATGGGGCGGACGCAGACGGCCATTGAGGGCATGGACGGTGCCTTAGACGATGTGTCCGGCTCGACCGGCTCGGCCGCCGAGGGCATGACTTCTCTCGGCGACGTGCTCGACACCGTCGCCGATAAGCTCGGCATTAAGCTGCCGGACGGTATCTCTAAGTTCACCGGCGGGCTCGGCAAAATCCCGGCTTCCACCGCCGCAGCAGCCGCCGGCGTTGCCGCGGTCGTCGCGGTCGTCATTAAGCTCGAGAAAAAGCTTATGGACGTCACCAAGGAGACCGCGGCAGCGGCTAAGGAGCTTGAGGCGCTGTCCTTGCGGACCGGCGTCAGCACGACGGACTTGCAGGCCTTCCAGTATGCCGAGGATTTTATCGGCGTCAGTTCCGACCAGCTCGCTGATTCCCTTAAGGACTTAACCACAAAGATGTCCGACGCGGCGAACGGCAACGAGGAGACCGCCGCAAAGTTTGACCAGCTCGGCATGTCCATCTACGACGCACAGGGCAACCTTCGCAGCTCCTATGACGTGTTTCTCGACGTGATAGACGGACTCGGTGAGATGAGCAACCAGGCAGAGCGCGACGCGCTGGCCATGAGCCTTATCAACGAAAGTGCGCAGCAGCTCAACCCGCTTATCGAGCAGGGTTCCGGTTCTCTGAAAAAGTACGCAGCCGAGGCCGAAAACGTCGGTTACATCCTAAGCAATGACCAGCTAAAGGCGCTGACTGACGTCGACGAAGCACAGAACCGGCTGCTTAAGTCTCAGGAGGCCGTCAGCAAGCAGATCAGCGCAGAGTACGCGCCGTATATGTCCGACGCTCTCAATGAGACACGCGAGCTCATAGAGAAGGTCGGCACAGCGCTTATCGACTCCGGCGCGGTCGAGGCGTTCGGTTCGATACTGGACAGCGCTGTCTCCCTGCTTGAGCCGCTGGGCGATCTCACCGCTGATATCCTCCCCCCGTTGGGGACTCTGCTGCAAGGCATTGCCGGGACGCTGGCATGGGCAGCAGATACAATCAATCTGATCGTCGGCCTGCTGACGCTCAACGGCGACCGGATCAGCACCGCGCTCGGGCTCAACCCGAACAAGGCATCGAACATTCAGAAGGCGCTCTACGGCGCGGACTATAAGACCGAGAGCTACTACGACTCGACCGGCAACTACTACGACCCGACGACCGGCCAGTGGACAGGCAACTACTTCCACAACGCCGGGGGCAACGACAACTTCCCCGGAGGGCGCACGAGGGTCGGCGAGAATGGCCCGGAGACCGTCTACCTGCCGCAGGGTACGGTCATCGCCAACGCGCAGGAGACGCGCGCTGACGGCGGCTACGACGCGCCTGTCAACGTCTACATTGAGGCGCGGACGATTCAGGAGTTTAACGACATTATTGAGATAGTGCGTGACGCCCAGCGCGTCCGCCGGATGAAGGGAGCGCCGAGATGAGCTCGACACTGACACTGACCGCGAACAAGTCGGCGGCGGTGGCTAAAGTCTGGGGTGACACCAATGTGCATACCGGTGACATCTTTGACTTCCCATGGTACTCGGATGATAGTACCTACCCGGACGCCAACTATTATATCTATCTCGGCTTCAACGCCCCATCGGAAGCTTACAAATACCGCCCCATTCTCTCGGCGATCTTCAAGTGCGGAGCCGGGAAGAGCCTTTCGTATTGTCAAACTTTCCTGAAAGGTTTGCAGCAAAGCTTCAACGAAGACAGCGTCAATTACTCAAATCAACCTGCCATAGATTCAACACTTCAGGGCTCCTTTCATGTCGGCTCATACACGACCATAGAGTGGAACCAGACTGATTTGAAACCGGATGGAGCCGCTCTTGCCGCAGTATACGGGCTCCGTTTGGATTGCCGAGTATCCCGAATGAGCGGAGCTTCCTCAGCAATTGCTCGCTTTGCAAGTTCGAGACATGCCGAGAAAGCCCCCGTTATCATTGCAACCCTCGGCGACTCGGACGTCACCGCTGTAGTATCTCCGGTTTCCCCCGCCGCAGGCAGCTTTGTTAACAGGGCCGAAAAGGTCTCGTTTATGGCCAGCGTTGGGAATAGTGCCATATCGTTCGCGGCGCTTTCCGCCCAGAGTGCCACTCTTGAATATCGCACCGCAGGCGCGACCGCTGTCACCAGCAAAACTGCCGTTGTTTCTTCTTCCGGCATAAGTTATACCGCCCCGGCCAACCTGTTCGCGTCCGGCAACTATGAATATCGGTTCAAAATAGTCGACAATTTAGGCCGCGCTGCATATTCGGCGTGGACGGCATTTACAACCGCCGACACCATTCCTGTCGCGACGCCGCTCAGCCCCGACAGCTCCCTCGAAGACGGCACACAGGCACTCACATTCCGCTGGACTCACAGCAACGAGAGCGGCAGCGCTCAGACCAAGGCAGAGCTACAGAAGAGCGCTGACGGCAGTGCATGGACAACACTCGGCACTGTGACGGGCGCAGCCAATGAGTACGCCGCCCCGGCCGGTACATTCACCTCCGGGACATGGTACTGGAGAGTACGCACCTACAACCTCGACGGCGCTGCCGGAGAGTGGAGCACCGCGCTGTCGTTCGTAGTCGTCGCAGGCCCGACCAAGCCCGTGATCGTAGTCAAGGACGCCTCCCCGCGGCCTCGCATAAACTGGCAGACCAGCGAGCAGAGCGCCTCTCAGCTACAGCTTGACGACATCATCGACGTCACCGAGTACGGCAGTGAGAAGACGTGGCGCTGCCCGGTCTACCTCGACGACGGGGCGCATACATTCCGCGTCCGCAGCCAGAACAGCTATGGACTGTGGAGCGAGTGGGGCAGCGCGACCTTTACCGTCAGCCACACCGCGAGCGGGGCCGTCGTACTCACGGTCGACGCGGATCACCGCGCGGAGCTGTCATGGAATTACGCCGGGAGCTGGACTGAGTTTGTGGTCTATCGCGACGGCGTCGCGATAGCTAAAACGACGGACTACAGCTATACGGACGATTACTCCGTCGGCACCGTGAGGTATCAGGTGCGCGCCTGCGCATCGGACGGGACGTATAACTATTCCCTCTCGAATGAGGTCACGGTGTCCGTCATGCCTAAGACCGTCATGCTGTCGGCTTTAGGCTCCGGAGAATGGCTGTTTTTAAGGCTCTCCACGGCGCAGCACAGGACGAATACCGTCAAGGCATCGCGCACGTTCAGCCTGACGCATCTGTCCGGGCGAAAATTCCCGGAGGCGGAGCTGACAGAGTTCTGCGACCGGTCGATATCCGTCAGCTACGCGACGGACGACGAGGCCGAAAAGGCCGCGCTGGAGGCCCTGATGGGCTCCCCCGTCTGTCTCAAGACGCCGGGCGGCAAGATGGTCATAGGAATCCTCGACACGCTCAGCGAGACGGAGAGCATGTTCTACAGCTCTTACAACTTCGCCGTGAGCCAGATGCACTATCCGGAGGAGGTCGACCTCGATGCGTGAGACGCGATACAAACTCAACGCGCTGCGCAATGGGGCGTTTCTTGCGGAGCTGCTCTTCTCCCCGGACGACGCGCCGAACATCAAGTTTGCCGCTGACGGTGAAATAAAGGGCAGCTTCTCCGGAGAGATCGTCCCCGACGCGGACTTTGACCTGCTGCGCGACGAGCTCCAGCCGATGATCTTCACTGACACCGGTTGGAAGAGCCTGGGCATTTTCCGCCCAACAACTCCGACGCTGCAAGGCAGCACGACCGGAGAACGGCAGCAGATCACCGCCTACGACCGCGGCTGGATACTGAAGAATGACCGAATTGAAAGCCGCCTGTTCATCGCGGCCGGGACGAACTATATAACCGCAGCTGAGCAGCAGCTCGCTGCGGCAAACATAGCCCGGACGCGCATCATCCCCAACGCCTCTACGCTTCCGGCTGACCGTGAGTTTGAGCCGGGAACAACGAGGCTCGACATTATCAACACTCTGATGGGCGAGATCGTATACCGCGAGGTCTGGTTTGACGGAGACGGGCTGGCGCATCTTGAGCCTTATGCAGCGCCCGCCGTCGAGCGGATCAAGCACCGGTACAGCTCTCGCAACATCCTGCGAGAGCCTATGGCCCCGGATTACAGCGCTGGGACGGACATCTTTTCCGCGCCTAACGTGTTCATCTGCACCTGCGCTAACGCCGACCGGAGCGCGACTCTGACAGCGACCGCAGTCAACGACTCCCCGGTGTCTTCCAAAAGCACCATCAGGCGCGGGATGCGCATCTGTCAGCAGGTCAAGGTCAACGAGATCGCCGACCAAGCAGCGCTTGACGCTTACGCGAAGAGGCTCGTTACAGAGTCTCAGCTGAGCACACAGACGGTCGAGTTTTCCACACTGGCCGAAGCCGGGCACGGAGTCGGGGACATTATCGCGATAGATCACCCGACCATCGGGGGAATTTATGAGGAGACCGGCTGGAGCCTCACGCTCCGCGCCGGTGAGCTCATGAAGCACACTGCGAAAAGGACGGTGCTGTAATGGATGAGTTCTTCAACCTGTCCGCCGCCGAGGCGGAGCGTCCGCAGTTCCTGATCGCCACTGTCGGCGCTGTCGCGACCGACGGCGTGACGCTGATCTTCGCGGGCGAATCCGCACCGTCGACAAAAAAGTACAAAGGCAACGCCGCTCTTACGCTGAAGGCCGGGGATCGTGTGAAGCTGTCCTACGACAGCGGCACGTACCTGATCGACTACGTGATCGGTGTGCCGAAGTCCGGATAAGGAGGTACACTATGCTGACTATCCTTCAGGGGGACGCGCTGAGCGTCCCGATATCCATCAAACTCAACGGCATAGAAGTGACTGACGCCGATATACAGGCGGTCAAGGTCACGATGGGCGGCATTGAGAAGCGTTATCCCGGAGAGATCACATACGACTCCGGCCGATTTCTCTTCCCACTGACGCAGGAGGAAACGCTGGGCATGACGCCGGGCGTCAACGAGGCGATAATCCGCCCGAAGTTTTCCGCCGAAAGCCTCCGCGGGGCGAGGATAAAAACCGCCTTCAGCGTGATCGCCTCTCCCGACAAGGAGGTGCTGTGATGGGCTGCTGCGGGCTGACCGTCGAGCTGATAGACGAGGCCCTGACCGTTGAGCTCGGCTCCGCCATCGTCAGCAGCGGCGGGAGCATCCATGACTATTATGACGGCGCGTATGACGTCGAGCCGCTCCGGACGGCACAGGTGCTGGAGACCGAGGGGCTCGTCATGCGCAAGGACGTGAACGTCCGGGGCGTCACCTTTCAGCAGACCACCAACGCCGCCGGAGGAAAGACCTGCAACATAGGAGGTGCAGATAACTAATGGGAAACAGTAAAATCATTTTTTACGGCGAGACCCTGATGGATCTCACCGGCGACACCGTAAGCAAGGAGAAACTGCTCAAGGGGATCACCGCGCACGACAAGGCCGGTGATCCCGTCATCGGCACGTGTGAGTTTGATAGCGACACGAGCGACGCCACCGCGAACGTGGACGATCTCCTCGCCGGGGAGACCGCTTACGCGCGCGGCGCGAAGCTTACCGGCACCATGCCAAACCGCGGCGCTGCGGCCGGGGAGATCGCCTCCAAGGACGGCGAGTACACCATTGAGCTCGGCTACCACGACGGCAGCGGCAAGGTCGGCATAGCCGCCGCGGAGAAGCTGAAGCTCGTCGCCGGGAATATCAAAAAAGATGTGACGATCCTCGGCGTCAAGGGTACCTATGGCGGCGAGAGCGTCAACGCACAGAGCAAGAACGCGACCCCGGCCAAGACGGCACAGACGATCCTCCCCGACGAGGGCTACGACTACCTCTCTGAGGTCGTTATTGCCGCCGTGCCGTACACCAGCGCTGCGAACGCTGCCGGAGGTATGACCGTCACGATCGGAGCCTGAGCATGGGCAACAGTAAGATCGTCTACTATGGCGAGACGCTGATAGACCTCACCGGCGACACCGTCGAGGCCGCGAAGCTCCTCAAGGGCATCACGGCGCACGACAAGAAGGGTGAGACGATCACCGGCACGTTTGAGGCGGCCGACCCCTACGCGGCCATCGGGGTGACATACCCCTCGGGGAGCGTCTGCACCTGCACGAACGGCACACTGACGCTGACGGCGAAAGACACGAGCGGCAAGGCGATATTCGTTATCCCCTCCGCCGGGACGTGGACGGTCACGGCGGTCAGCGGCAGCAAGAGCACGAGCAAAACGGTGTCAATCACAGCTGAGGGGCAAGTTGAGACTGTGACGCTGATGTTTGAAACGATACTCTGGGAGGCAGGCTCCGATCAGAACACGTCCTTAACAGGCGGCTTTGCTGTAAATGACACGAACTATGTCACGGTGGGCGACAGCACAGTAACCATAACTGGTAACAGGACATACTTCGGTGAGGGCAGTAACAATTGGTCATACAGTGGCAACTTTTACACCAAGAAGAAAGTGACCAAAGGTGAGTTCGAGTATTTCTGCGCCAACATCATAACGAATACCGGCACCAACGCCGACAATAAAGCGTGGCTTTACGCAGCAGACCAATATAATTTTACCGAGGGCAATACGATTACAAGACTTGAAATTCCGGTCACTACTGGCGAAACAGGCATATTCAGGATGCCCCTTACTGGGGTAACTTCTGCTGTTCTCGGCATCCGAGTCTATGGTTCCATGGACAAGCAAACGATCGTCACAGACAAGATTTGGCTTGAATAAGGAGGGGTAACATGAAAATCTACATCGACACAAATGACGGATTCAAGTGTTATCCCACAGATACCGGCGGTCTACTCGAATATGAAGAACCGTTTTTCAACGGCAAATGCTCTGAGTTTATAGAAAGCTATCGGTGCAAACCTGTTGGGTACAGGTGGGTATCTGAAAACGGCGAATTTGTCCGAGCAGATTGCAAGCTTGTAGCTCCGTGGAAAGACTTAAGTGAAGCGTACGCGGCACAGGCTGCATACGTAACGGCGCAGAATAAGCAGTACGAAGCAGCCCTGACCGCCATTGAAAACGCGCTGGAGGTGACGACATGACCATTGAAGAAAGAGCAGAACGGTGTTTGACCCGCATAGCGGAGATTAAGCAGGGCGGCAGTTCTGCCGAGATAGAGGATATGCGCGCCGCCCTCGCCGTGTTGGGCGTCACCGACGAAGAGGAGGGCAACGAATGAGCTACCTCAAAAACGCGCAGAAGCTCCGCAACGACATCGATAGTGCCGGTGCAATGCTGACAGATGAACAGGCCGTAACCGTACCGGCGATATACTGGCCATGGGACGGAGACGGTGTGAAATACGCTGCCGGGGACAGGCGCACGGATGACGGCGTACTGTACCGCTGCATCACGGCGCATACGTCGCAGCCGACGTGGAAACCCGCCGATTCTCCGAGCCTTTGGGCAAAGGTGCTGATACCCACGCCGGGAGAAATCCCTGAATGGGAGCAGCCGAGCAGCACTAACCCCTACGCCAAGGGCGACAAGGTCAAGCACAACGGAAAGATATGGATAAGCACGATAGACAACAACGTATGGGAACCCGGCGTATATGGATGGACGGAGGCGACGAGTGATGCCTGACGACGATAAGACCGACAGCGGCTTGCTGACGGAAGACGCACGCGAGAGCGTAGACCCGACAGGGTGGCTGCTCTCAAGATTTACGACAGTGACATGAGGAGGGCACCATGGGAATCATCGACAATGCCGTGGCCCGCGCACTTGAGATAGCGGCGGACGACAGCCACGGCTACGACCAGACAAGCCGCTGGGGACCTGACTACGATTGCAGCAGTCTGGTGATCTCCGCTTTCAGAAAAGCAGGGGTTCCCCTCAGCTGCACTTACACCGGCAACATGCGCGGGGACATGCTGCGCTGCGGCTTTGAGGACGTGACCGGCAGCGTCGACCTTGCGACAGGCGCGGGGCTTGAGCGCGGCGACGTGCTCTTGAACCACGTCCACCACACTGCACTGTATATAGGCGGCGGGCAGCTCGTGCAGGCAAGCATCAACGAATATGGCACTACGACCGGAGGGCAGACCGGCGACCAGACCGGGCGCGAGATATACACGCGCGGGTACTATAACTATCCGTGGGACTGCGTGCTCAGATACTCAGGGGGAGACAGCGCGGACGATCCGGAGAGCACGCCGGCCGCCGCGTACTGGCCGCCCCGGCTGCTCCAGTACACGCCGGGGCTCCGGCTCATGGTCGGCCCGGACGTGCGTGCGGTGCAGGCGCTGCTCCTCTGCCGCGGGTATAACCTGGACGTCGACGGAGAGTACGGTCCTGCGACTGCTGCGGCGGTCGGGCGCTTCCAGACGGCCTCCATGCTCAATACGGACAGCGAGTGTGGCCCTCGGACATGGGCGGCGCTGCTGACACTTCCGGGAGGTGGTGCGGCATGAGATAGGATTACCGGGCAGTTCAACCACAAAACGGAGGACATCTACAATGTCAGAAGCAATAGTTTGCGCCATTATCGCCGGAATCTTTTCAGCACTTGGCGCCTGGCTCGCGAATCGCAGGAGTCAGGCCGTCTTTCAGGCGGTCATTGAAACTAAATTCGAAGAACTCAGCAAGCATGTTGAGAAGCACAATCAGGTCATCGACAGGACCTATGCGCTGGAGACTCAGGCTGCCCTCATGGACGAGCAGATCAGAGTCGCCAACCACCGCATAGCCGACCTGGAGGCTTTTCACAAACCGTAAATGTGCCCTATTCGGGCACAAATTGAAAGGAGTCAAAACATGGAAATAGTAGGCATAGCGAGCGTGGCGGCGATCACCGTCATCGCATATCTTATCGGCGAGATCGTCAAGGCGACCGGCCTTGACAACAAATGGATCCCCGTTATCTGCGGGGTCTGCGGCGGCGCGCTGGGAGTCGTGGGCATGATGATCATGCCGGAGTTCCCGGCGACGGACTACATAACCGCCGTCGCCGTCGGCATCGTGTCCGGCCTCGCAGCTACCGGCGCTAATCAGATTGTTAAGCAGCTGGGCCGGTCCGAATAACTATTAACAGGGCCTGACGCAAGCCGCGTCAGACCGCACAGGAGGAGCGTTGCCGCGCTCCGGGCTTGCCGACCGGTATGATATGACGATATCGGCAGAGCTGCGCGAGCAGCTCACCACGCCCGGCAGGAGGGCGTCCTTGCAGTTCCCGCGAGAGCTGCGCGAGCAGCTGGAACGGGACTGCGGGTTTACCGACGAAGAGGTCGAGATCCTCCGGCTCCGCGGCCGGGGATGGAGCTACAAGCAGATAGCAGACGAGTGTCACGTATGTGAAGAGACCGTCCGGAACCGCATCCGGAGGATCAAAAACAAAATAGCCACATTGATATGACAAGGGCAGCGCCGACCGCGCTGCCCTTGTTTTGCCGCTTCCCTGCCGTTTACGTGCCGGTCTGGGAGGCGGTTTTAGATTAGAATATAAGCAGGAAGCCCGGAGCGCTACGGGCTGAAAAAACATGACAGGAGGAAAACGCATGGAATATGCAAGCAAGGCCACAGCTGACGCCGGCCTGACCACCGGCATCATCGGCACCGCGCTCGGTGCTCTGAACTCCGGCATCTTCAATGGCGGACTCGGCAATCTCTTCGGCGGCAACGCCTCCGCGGCTGATCTCTCCGGCATGGCAGCCGGCGCTGCTCTCGCCGCTGCTTTCGGCGGAGGTCGCACTGTTCCCAGCGAGGACAAGCCCGTCAGCCGCTACGAGCTCGGTCTCGTCCAGGAGAACGCCATCCTTAAGGCGCAGGCTGATGTCGACAAGAAGCTCGTTGATGTCTATAACAACATCAACGGCCAGGTCGGAGCGCTGAAGGATCGATTCAGCGACTTTGAGAAGCAGCAGCTCGTTTACAACGGTGTCAACAACGCCGCTGTCAGCGTGCTTCAGTCTCAGGTCGCGGCTCTCATGGGTCTGACTAAGACCGTCATTCCTAACGGGAACGTCTGCCCCGGCTGGGGTGACGTCAAGGTTCAGATCGTGACGCCCGCCGCCGGTGCGACCACCTAAGCCATAGCAAACCGGGGGAGGCGTATGCCTCCCCTGCTGTAATGAAAGGATTTGAAACATGGTCAGTATAGACAAAGTGCAGACCGGAATCTCTCGGTACCTCGACAATGAGGTCGTACCGAAAATGTCCGGAGCTAATAGGTGGCTCTTCTCTGCCGCTGCGGCTGCCTATGTGGCAGAAGCCCCGAAGCTTGTGAAAAAGCTGAACGAGAACAAAGCACTCGCGGCGCTGAACCTCGTGGATGAGGCAGGCAACGTGGATGTTGAAAAGATATATCAGTATATTAAACCTGCTGCCGAGAAAGGACCGGCACCGATCACGCTGCCGATCATCGGGACGCTGACGTTTACGGCAGCAGATGTGGACAGCTTATATGCCCACATTATGCAGGCTTAAGAAAGGAAAGCAAGATGAACAAAGAACATATATCCGATTATAAAGCCCGGCTTGAAAAAGAGCTGGCCGAATTCATGAAGCTGCCCGTCACCGAGGGCTCCGCCGAGGCAGTCAAGAGCATGATCGAATGCCTGGACGCTGTCGAGCATCTGAAGCACTGCGCCGGGATTGAGGACGACGCCCACACCAGCGAGCGCCTGACCGACATTGAGCTGCGCGCATGGCTCCAGCACATGGACAATGCCGACGGCTCGACCGGCCAGCACTGGACGGAGGATCAGACCTCCAGCATCGCCGCAGCGATCGGTGTGACGTTCGACCATGTAACGGCCGAGGAGTTCTGCGCTGCGATGAACATGATGTATTCGGATTACTTCCCCGTTGGCGTCAAATACGGCGTCGACCGGCCGGAGTTTTACGCGGATCTCGCCAAGGCGTTCCTGTTCGATAAGGACGGCCCGGCTCCCTCGGAGAAGCTCGCCGAGTACTATCACAAGGTCGTGAAATAGGGCGGTTCATGCCCCCCATTATGCCCCCCAAAGGGCTTTTACGCCCCCCATTATGCCCCCCAAAATCTGGGCAAATTTGGGGCGTTTTGAGACCGTTTGACTAAAAGGAAAAACCCCGGAATCATTGAGATTCCGGGGTTTTTCCTTGGAGCTGCTACCCAGATTCGAACTGGGGACCTCATCCTTACCAAACTTGCGCCCCCGAGTCTTTAAGTGACTGCGCCGCAATGCGTCAGACCTTGTCTATCTCAGTTGTCCCCTCAACGCTGCCCCTCAAGTGTTTGAAGCTATCATTTACGTTCTGGAGGGCGTCGGCAGGGGCATTATCAAGCAGATGGGCGTAAACGTCGAGCGTGAGCTTGACGGAGCTGTGCCCGGCCAGATACTGGACGCGCTTAAGCGGTGTGCCGCTGAGAATAAGCTCGGTTATATATGTATGTCGGAGCTGATGGGGCGAAAAATGAAAATCGAACGCTGCGCAGTAGCGCCGGAACGGCACTTTATCCCCAAGCTTCAGACGGACGCAGACCTCTTTTCCGGTGCGCGCGCTGGTATACGTCACCGGGCGCACTTCCCTGCCGGTTACGGATTCCCATGCGCGGCGGTAGGCCGATTCACTATACGGTCGCCCGCCCTCGATATGGCAGACATAGTCACCCTCGTGCGGCAGAGCGCGCAGCGCATCTCGCAGCAAATCCGGAACCGGGATATTGCGCTCGGCGGCGTCGCTTTTTAGCTGTTCAGACACAACGGGCTGATTCGACTCCCAGCGAATGGCGCGCCGAACCTCGATGTATGGCGCGGCATCGTCGAGATGCACGCAGTCCCATTGCAGCGCGAAAGCCTCCTCACGCCGCAAGCCGCAGAGCAGACAGAGCAGAATAAACGGATATATCCTCTCGTCCTTAAGCTCCTCCAGCACGGTGCGCTGCTGCGCCTGAGTGAGCGGCTTTTTCTCGACGGCTTTCCGGCCTCCGGCCTTTATATTGCGGCAGGGGGATTTTAGAATCAGGTCGCTGTCCTCCGCCGCACTGAATACCATTTTAAGGGTCGTCACGATCTTCTGCTGTGTTGATTTGCTCAGCGACCCCGCGGCTGCCATAACGGCCTTGATATCATCCGGTTTGACCTCGGCAAGGAGCATGTGTCCGATCACCGGGCAGATGTGATTATTTATCGCGTTCTTATGGTTCGCGCGTCCCTTGGGCGACAGGTTGACCGTGTTCAACTCGTACCACCGGGCAGCGTATTGCCAGACGTGCAGCTGCCCGTCCATGCCCATCGCGTCAAGCTCGGCCTGACGCCAGTCGGCTTTTTCGCGCGCAATGGCCTTTGTTTTGCCCCAGACCTCAATATCCCACTTGCCGGTGACAGGGTTCCGCAGCCGCTTTCGATATGCGTCGCGGCTCTTGCTGTAATAAAATTCAGGCGCGTCTTTGCGCGGCATGGATTTCCTCCCTATAAATTGACCTGTGCCCTAATTGGGCACAGGCTGTAATCTGTTAATATCCTGCTTTTGCGACGCCGTACTCGGCTTGTTCCTGAGAGAATCCCTCATATTTGAGCTGGTCAATCAGCCCTGACTTTGAGAACGAGGAGTGTTTCAGATACGACTCCGCGCACTTTGCTGCCTGTTCGTACCAGTCAGCGCCGCAGTTGTCGGCAGCAAACAGAGCTTCGGCATGAGTATACCCCTCATATTCGAGCTGTCCGATCAGGCCGGTGTACGAGAAAGACGAAGACCGCAGGTATGACAGCGCGGACTTGAGCGCGTTTTCCTCCCCAACGGTCTCGGCTGCTCTTAGCTTAGCCGAGGATGTCGAGTCGCCGGACGATATTTCATCGAAATAAGTCAGAACATCGTAAGAGACTGCCCCGTCGTAGATCTCAATCAGCGTATGCAGTCCCGTGTTTCCGTTGCTGTTGCGGAACGCCACGAAATCATTGTCATTGACAACAAGAATGTTAATGACAGGGTCGGTGCAGCCGGCGGCGACGAGCTTATCCGTCAGCTCTTTACTCTTAGCGCATAAGGAGTCCTTAAGCGCCGTCCAATCATCATCTTGGTTGTTGTGCTCGGCGGAGAGCTGAATTGCCTGTTGTGTTATCGTTGTGTCCGCAAGGTACACCGTGAAGGAAACCCCGCGGCTATTAGAATCGGCCTGAACGACAACAGCATCAAAGTCCCCGTTAAATGCCGAAGCTATAGCAAGTTTATAATTTCTCAGATCGTCTTTCGGTGTCGGCTCGGGTGTTGCGGGCTCAGCGGTTGACATCGCGGGCTGCACACTGGAGGTCGGCTTCTTTGACATGGTGCCCATCAGAACGCCAAGAACAGCAATCAGAATGAGCAGATACCTCCACTTCAACTTCATCCTCGTCGCCTCCTGATAAAATTGCCGGTGCCCGAATCGGGCACCGGCGTGAATTTATTTCCCCCGCCGCTCTTTGCGGCTGATGACAAAAAAGTACACCGTCGCGGAGACGCCGGCCGTCAGCGCAACGATCACGACCGCTCCGGCTACGGACGGGTCGCCTCGCCACAGGCCGAAGTCGGGGTCTATGATATCAAGCCTCAAATACGGGATAAGCGCGATGATCGCCATCGCTGCGACGAAGGTCAGGCAGTAAATCAACCTGTCCTTTGCCCGCAGCGCCCGCCGGTGCTGCTCATATGAGCGTTCCAGCAGCTCATTTTCCCGTTTGACCGCCGCATTATCGTGCTCAAGCACCTCTATGCGGTGTTCGTTCTCCGAAGTCTTATCCGGAATTTCAATGCCGAAATACTCGTCCAGCGACACATTGCAGACCCGGCAGATCGGGCCGACCGTGTACACCGACGGGTCCTTTGATGCTCTCGCGAAGAATCCGTTAACCGTCGCTTCCGGTACTCCGGACAGCTCCGCGATGCGCCTGCTTGAGTTGTTTCCCTTGTTTTCCCTGCACAGATCTTTTAACAGCGGCTTTTCCGCCATTTCATCGCCCCCAAAACTCATTATATCCTGATTAAGGCATCAGATACCCGATCTTCGCAGCCATTTGACCGCGTCTGCGCATAGACATAACCGATGATATTATGATAATATCTAAGCGTAGCAGAAAGACCATAACACCGGGCATCTGCTAAAGCTTCGGTCGAGGCGGCAACCAAGGCCGGAGCAATTCTACAATGGAAGGGGGCGCAAGGCCGGCAGCCCTGCGGTGTTCCTGTGCGCCGCAAATTTATTTTAGGAGGCAACCATGGAGGACACCAGACGAAGAGACCAGATCAACCGAATTATCAGCAAGTATCAGCTCCTGCCGCCGGAAGACCGGGAGAGGGTGCTCACTCTCCTTGTGTTTTTAACAGAAGATCAACATAGTCCTCCATGCGCTGCAAGTTCTCATCGTTGAGCAGCTCCAGCTTGCGGTTAAGCCTGTCGTCCTTGACGACGGGCTTTTCTTTTTGCCCCAAAAGCTCATCTATTGAGCAATTAAAAATGTCGGCCATTCGTTTCAAGGATTCAAAATCAGGCTCACGGCGACCGACTTCCCAGCCGCTCACAGTGCCCTGTTTGACTGACAGCATATCGGCAAGGTCTTTTTGCTTGAGCCTTGCTTCCTGCCTAAATTCCTTGATACGATTCATAGTTTATCACCTGATATAACAATACGCGATATTCCCGGCGTTTTCAAGCTTTATAACAAATCGCTTATTTTTTTTAATATTACCTCTTGACATATAGCGAAACGCTGTATATAATCAGAATCGCAAACCGCTGTATAAAGCGCAACGCTATAAATCATAACGGAGGCGAGGGCAGGGAAATGAAGTGGACATTCGACGACGGCCATGAAATTTACATAGAGGCTGTCAGGTGCGCCCCGGACGACACAAGCACTCTGGTCTTTTGGCCGACTATGCAGCTCCGCGCCAGCGACCGGCAAAAACTTGAGACAGAGCTCTCGGAAAAGTTCGGCAGAAAAGTCGTTGTCATGCCGTCATACCTGACCAGTCAGACCGGTGCCGCCGTGAGAAACTATGATTTGAGCTGTATGCGGGATCGAATACAGTCGCTTGACGAAAGGCTCAGCAGGAAGATTTTTGCCTGGAAGATTCTTTCCTTGTCCAATGCTATTGTGCTTATCCTTCACAGCATCCGCATTATTTTAGGCTGAAAAACGATAGAATCCCCACAAGACTACCGACAACACCGATCGCAGTAAACACAGCATCGGCAACCTCTTTTCTCCGCTGCTTCCTCATCTGCGCATACTCCTCCAAGAAGCCGTCATCAATTATGACCGTGCAGGAGTCGGAGATATCAGCGTCCGAGTAGCTGATTGTCAGCGGCGGGAAAGCATAGTTAAACTCCAGATAGCTCTCAAGCTTCGCATGCCGGAGAATCTTGTCAAGCTGTTTATAACGAATGATCATCCCGCAAAGCTTGTATTGTTCTTTTGTCATGGCAACAACCACCTTTCACGGCGATATTACCACAAGGAGGCAGGAAATGAAAGTATTAGTCAGCATCTTCTTCGGAGCGGCGGTGATCCTCACGGCTTACTCAAATGTAGGCGCATGGCAGAGTGCGATCGTGTTATGGAAGTACGGCAGCCGCTGGCCGGTCGCGGGCGTAGCCCTGCTGACGCTCCTGACGCTGTTCGCCTGGGCCGCAGGCTGCTACCTCATCAAGCATTACATATTTTAGTTTTCTCCTTTTCATCCTCTCTATACCTTTCCCTTGCAGCTCCCCGCGGTCTTTGCTCTTCTTTTCCCGCGGGGAGGCCTTAATGCAGCCGACGCCGGTCGCAAGCCCGGGAGCAAGATGCAGAGCGAGGCAGACAGAAAGCAGGTGACGAAATGGACGAGCTCAAGAGGCTGCGCGAGGCCGCGGGACTATCCCAAGTTCAGCTTGCATTGAGGCTGGGCGTGTCGCAGGGCACTATAGCACACTGGGAAATCGGCAGACGCGCTCCGCAGGCCAGGCACCTTATAAAGCTGGCGAACATCCTCGGATGCAGCGTTGACGCGCTGCTCGGACTGAACACCCAAGGCGCGGACGCAGCCCATGACAATACAATACCTGACAGGGAGGTGCGCGTCAATGGATAAGGACGCCCGCAATATTTACAAAAACGCGCGGCAGACTGCCGGTCTGACGCAGGAGCGCTGGGCGGAGCTGCTGGGGATATCCCCGGACAGTGTCCGACGGTACGAAGCCGGGGCGATGCTGCCCAGCGACGAGACGGTGCTGATGATGGCGGAGACGACGGGTATCCTCGTGCTGCCGCTATGGCACCTCAGAGCCAAGAGCGCGATAGCCGAGGACATGCTCCCGGATGTGCCGGACGTGCCGCTGCCTCAGGCGGTGCTGAAGCTGCTGACGTCGGTCAAGGCCGTGAGCGGCAGCATCGACAACCTGATACAGATCGCGTCTGACGGCATGGTCGACAACCGCGAGGAGGCTCTCTTCGAGGAGATCGCGGGCGACCTCGACGACGTTATACAGGCGGCGATCGCCGTCAAGTGCGCGGGAGGTGCGAGGCATGCAGAGTGACAGATATCAGGGACGCTTCCCCGGCTACACCGGGAAAAAGCTTTTCGAGGTCGAGCACCCGGTATTCGGGCGCTGCACCGTGGCCGCACCCGACGAGAACGCGGCGTTACTGCCCGCGGCGACCTTCTGGCACACGTTCTGGGGAGGGCAGGAGTTCTACGCATACGCGAAGGTGACCCGCGCCGGGCTGCTGGAGAGGGGCTCCAATGGCTGAGCTTACGATGATGGTGCGCGCCGCGCTGTGCTTCGGCGTGACAGGGACTGTACTCAGCGCGCTTGCGCTGGCGCTGTATTGGAGGAGGCACTGATGGACGACAAGCTTATATCGAAGCTGGACGCCGCCGATATGCTCGGGGTCTCCGTCTCGACCGTCGAGCGGCTGATCGCCGACGGCGACCTGCCCATGTACAAGATACGCGGGCAGTGCAGGCTGATGACGTCCGACATTAAGACGTACATAGCGGGCTGCCGCAGAGTTGCGGCTAAGGCAGCCCCCGTCCCCGCGCGCAGACAGCCCGCCCGACGCGGCTCGAAGCTCGTCGGCTGCGGGTATTACCCGGGGATGAAAGTGGTATAACGGGCGCACTGCGCCTGAAATTTAGACAAGGAGGCTAATTATGATCAAATGCGACGCTATGAAGCTCAACCCTCGCGGCCATGTGGTAGCCGAGGGCGGCCCTTTGCAGATTCTTTCAGAGGCAAAACTCTTGTTCTGTGAGCTTATTAATCGCGAGAAGCTTTCTCCCGTTGCGGCGCGCTTCGCAGTAGAGGCGGCTATCGAGGTATGCAAGCTCGGCAACAGAGAGCTCAGCTTTTCAGAATACGCCGCCGCTTGTGATATCGCCGAGAAAAGAGTCGGATTCGACTGGAGCAAGTTCGTCGAAGAATGCACCGGCACAGATTTCCCCGGACGCACCGCTGGTAAGGACGACGGCGCGCCGACGGGCGACCGCTCGGTCGAGGTCTACGTTATCAAGCTCTGAGCGCTTTGGAACCTGCGGCATCGGGACCGGTGCCGCATATCGAGAGCGCTCGCGTCTCGAAAAATTAAAGGAGGTCTATCAATGTTTGAGAACAAGTATGTAATCGTCCGCGGCGATCACTCCGGCGTATTTGCCGGGCATCTCAAGAGCAAGGAGGGCAGAGAGGTCACGCTGACCGACTGCCGCCGTATCTGGTATTGGGACGGTGCAGCCAGCATATCCGAGCTTGCCAACATAGGCACCAAGAAACCCCAGTCCTGTAAGTTCCCCGCACCGGTCGCCGAGATCTGTATAACGGACGCGATCGAGATCATCCCCTGCACCGAGGCCGCAGAGGCGAGCATCAAGGCGGTTCGCGTATGGACAGCTTAACAGTTCAGGAGTTCCTGAAGGTCGAATTTAACGGCTACGGCTCCGGCTGCGGCGACGGCTCCGGCGACGGCTACGGCGACGGCTCCGGCGACGGCTACGGCGACGGCTCCGGCTACGGCTACGGCGACGGCTACGGCTCCGGCTACGGCTACGGCGACGGCTACGGCTACGGCTACGGCTCCGGCGACGGCTACGGCGACGGCTCCGGCGACGGCTACGGCGACGGCTCCGGCTACGGCTACGGCGACGGCTACGGCTACGGCGACGGCTCCGGCGACGGCTACGGCGACGGCTCCGGCTCCGGCGACGGCTACGGCTACGGCTCCGGCTTAAAGAGCCTCTGTGGAGAACCTGTCTATATGATCGACGGTGTGCCGACGATCATCACCGGGCTCCGCGGCTCTGTCGCGATGGGGTTTATCGTGATGATTGATCTGTCGAAGCGTAAGACATTCGTCGTCAAGGGCGGCGGGAAGTTCGCGCACGGTGAGAATCTCCACGCAGCACAGGCAGCACTGGAGGAGAAGCTTTTTGACGATATGCCCGTCGAGGAGAAGCTTGAAGCGTTCCGGGAGCAGTTCACACCGGGCGAGTCCTACACCGTCGCGGACTTCTACGACTGGCACCATCGCCTCACGGGCAGCTGCACGCAGGGGCGCGATGCCTTCGCGCAGGATCATGAGCTCAGCATGAACGACGCTATGACCCCGGAGGAGTTCATCGACCTGACTAAGGACGCATTTGGCGGCCGGATCATTCGCCAGCTTGCGGAGCACTACGGTATTGATCTCTGATGTTTTGGCTACAAGGCTCAGGCGCTGAGCCTTGTTACGAGAGCATTTAGAGAGGGTGGTAACATGGGAGTAATTCGCGTTGAGCACACGCGGGACTTCACTGTCATGAGCAATGTTCACCTGCGTGACGACAGGCTCAGTCTCCGAGCAATCGGGCTTATGAGCAAGATGCTGAGTAATACTGACGATTACCAGTACACTGTTTCAGGATTGGCAGCGCGATGTAAGGAGGGCAGGGACGCGGTGCGGAAGGCACTGCAAGAGCTTGAGGCGGCAGGGTACCTCGTGCGTGAGCAAGGACACGGGGCGTGCGGCAAATTCAGCGGCTACGACTACACTCTGTACGAAAGCCCTCGAACGCCTTGCAATAGTGAGGGGGTGCCGTTGACTGAAAAGCCGACGACGGCAGAACCGTTGACGGAGAATCCGCCACAAAGAAGTACTAATCTTGAAGAAATACTAAATATACCCCCTATAGTCCCCCATGAGGGGGACGGTGTGGGTGAAGGAAAGAGAAAGCGGAAGCGCGTTCCGAAGTCGGTTCCAGACTGGGAGCCGGAAATGTTTGAGCGATTCTGGAAGGCCTACCCACGCGGCAATGATCGTCAAGGGGCAGTACGTGAATGGGACAACCTGAAGCCTTCCCGCAAACTCATGATGATTATGAGTGCTGCGCTCCTCCGTCAAAAGGACAGCGAGGACTGGCAGCGCGGGATCGGTATACCATACGCCTGCCGGTGGCTCTCGAAGCGTCGGTGGGAAGATGAAGACAGGGCGCAGCCCGAACCGCGGACGAGCGGTGCGGGTGACGGAGGGGAGCGCGAAGAATGGACCTGACCGACTACTCAGCCTACTACGACGCTCAGACGGCAGTCCTCGGCTCGCTGCTGATAGAGCCGGAGAAGCTCGCGGGACAGATCATGCACGTGGTCAGGCCGGAGGACTTCTCCGACCCCGTCAAGCGAAACCTCTTCACCGCGGCGCGGGAGATATTCCTCAAGCGCGAGACTCTCGACGCCGTGACGCTCGTGGAGCATGTCGGCGCTGCGTATTCGCAGCAGGTGCGCGAGATACTCCAGCTGACTCCGACGGCGAATAACTGGCGCGAGTATGTGAAGCTCCTTAAGAACGGCGCGATGCTGACACGCATCCGCGATCTGGGGCAGGCGCTCACAGAGGCGGCCAGCGCGGAGGACGGGCGGAGGCTCCTTGTCGAGGCACAGGGGATGCTGAGTGTGAGGCCCGGGCGGCGAGTCCGGAACTACACGGAGATCCTCGCGGACTTCTTCGACCGCATGAACGACCCGACACCGCCGGACTTCCTCAAGTTCGGGATCGAGGCGCTGGACAAAAAGGTCAGGATCAGCCGCGGCAGCTTCGTCGTCATAGGCGCGGACAGCTCCGTCGGCAAGACGGCATTCTCCCTGCAGCTCGCGTATAACATCGCAGCCGGCGGGAGCCGGGTCTGCTTCTTCAGCTACGAGACGAGCCTTGAGGCGTCGGCCGACCGCACGATCGCGAACACCGCAGATGCGCGGCTGTCGGACATCAAGGCGAAGAATATATCCGAGCACGTCGCCCGCCGGGCGATGGCCGAGGCGGAGCGTTCCGAACGCATACCGCTGTACATACAGGAGTCCG